CTATCATAATGAAGAAGGCTAGGAGTCCTAAGACCCCTAACCATAATTCGTTAACCCCCTGTAAGAGCTTCTTCAAGGGATTCATATTCTTCTTCATCTACACCTGGAGGTTGTTGATCACTAGGGTTAGTGTCAAGCTGCTCTTTATTTGCTGTGTCAAAGGAGACTGGGTGAGCATTACCGAAGCCTCCTCCTGGTGATTGATGTGCCATAATTAAATGTTAGAATTTATATTTAGCACCTATCTTAGTGCCATAAGCAGTGTCTGTATCTTCATCAGTAACGAAAGACACTTCTCCATAAACACCGAACTTCTCAGTTGCAGCAATATTTAAACCACCTTTACCAGAGAAGTCAGTAGTACCATCTGTACCATCAGGTGCTTGGAAAGCAGGACCACCTTGAATATAGTATCCAAGTTTACCTACATCTCCTTCATACCCAATGTGAAGATCGGTAGTACGGGAAGTAAAATCATTACCTGTATAAGACGCGTTAGACTCAGCGTTAAGATAGACGCCAGCCATTGCAGGAGCAGAAGCAAATGAAGTTGCTGCTAGAGCTAGTGCAATTTTTTTCATGAGTTAATTAAAATTTTTTAGTGTACTCAATACCACGATACCTTAGTTTTACAGTCATTGTAAATCTCCAGTACCACAACCCCGTTCCATGCTGTGGTTTCATGCGTTCCCATAAGGGAATGAACGGACGTGGATTGAGGTGGCTTCTACTGATTCGACAATCGAGCCGCCTAAGCTAGATCGAGTGGGAAATTATGTGCGTTCCTTTCATGCATTACTTCCATGCCTAAGTTAGCACGGTTGAGGACATCTGCCCAAGTAGGAACAACCCTACCGTTTGAGTCAACCACGGATTGATTAAAGTTAAAACCATTGAGATTGAATGCCATAGTGCTGACTCCCATGGAGGTAAGCCATATGCAAACCACTGGGAAAACAGCAAGGAAGAAATGAAGAGAACGGCTATTATTAAAGCTAGCATATTGAAAGATCAAACGTCCGAAGTAGCCATGAGCTGCAACGATATTATACGTCTCCTCTTCCTGCCCAAACTTGTAGCCATAATTCTGTGATTCTGTCTCAGTCGTCTCACGAATGAGAGATGAGGTAACCAAGGAACCATGCATAGCAGCGAACAAAGCACCGCCAAACATCCCCGCAACTCCCAACATATGGAAAGGATGCATAAGGATATTATGTTCCGCTTGAAAGACAAACATAAAGTTGAACGTCCCTGAGATGCCAAGAGGCATACCGTCAGAGAAACTTCCTTGTCCGAACGGATAAACGAGGAATACAGCAAAGGCTGCTGAGACTGGAGCTGAGTATGCAACACAAATCCAAGGCCTCATACCTAGTCGATAACTAAGTTCCCATTGTCGTCCCAAGTATGCTGCGATACCGATGAGAAAGTGGAACACAATAAGTTGATATGGTCCTCCGTTATATAACCATTCGTCGATGGTTGCAGCTTCCCAGATTGGGTAGAAGTGAAGACCGATTGCATTACTTGATGGGACGATAGCCCCCGAGATGATGTTGTTTCCATAGAGTAGAGATCCGGCTACGGGTTCGCGTATACCATCTATATCAACTGGAGGAGCCGCAATAAACGCAATGATGAATGCTGTTGTTGCTGTTAGTAGTGCAGGGATCATAAGGACACCGAACCAACCAACATAAAGTCGGTTGTCGGTACTTGTTGTCCAGTCACAAAAACGCTCCCAGTTATTAGTTGGTTTTGTTAATGTTACTGTTGTTGCCATTTAGAAAATGCCAGGTATTAGTTGTCCAGTTATTATATAAGAACCAAGGGCAGCTACAAAGCCTAACATTGCTAATTGTCCGTTAACCCGTTCAGCATTTTCAAAGTAAGGTTGTTCGATTACCTGTGTTTGTGCTTCGGTAGCGAACCTATTGTAACGTCCGCCCTGTTCTTTTGTAGTTGTCATTAATAAATTAAGTAAGAGTGCAACTTGTGGCGAGGACGATCTTTCGGGTCGCCACGTATGATTATGCACTTATAGGAACTTCTTCAAAGGAACCAAACTGATGTCTATTATTCTTATCTCGTATCAGTATACCAGGATCAGTCTCATAAAGATCTTTCATACCGTCATGTAGAACAGGCATATTATCAGGGTTTCGATTCCAATCCTTAGGTTTTATAAAATCAGCTATTAACATTGGATTATTTATACCACCCCAACCTTCTGGTAAATCTTCACTAGGTTCTGCTGGTGTATCCCATGGTACTCCTGAACCATCCTCTACTGGAAATGGTAGAAGTATATCCATATTAGGATCTGTTATACCACTGGCCATCTGACCTTGAGGGTTAATTAATAGTTGATATATAAGAGGTAAAATAGCTGGAGCAACATTTTGTATATCTTGTATTATCTTTAAAGGATTAGGAGCTGGCCAATCTTTATCATAACGCTCTTCAGTCATATCATCCGAAGGACTTCCACCTTTTCGCTTGGTTGGATTATTTCGTTTCTGATATTCCTTATTTAATTTCTTATTTAAGTTCTCTAAATCTAAAGGTAATTGATCTCCTTCGATTTGCAAGAGTTGATTTAATCTTTCGTTTCGTCGTTGCTCATCCTGGACTTGTACATTAGTTTTACCTTTATCTAAAAGTCCTCTCTTATACTCTTCTGTTGCTATATTATCTGCACTAGGATGGTCTGCTTCTGGTTGTCCTTCTCCAGGAGCTGGTGGGTATTTAGATTTAAAACGAGATATTTCAAATTGTTTACCTTGATTATAAACTTCTAATAGTTGATCAGCTTTAAAAGAATTTATTGTCTTTAACTGATCTTTAAAACTTAATCTAGCCATTAGTACCCCCTAATTTGCATTGGGTTCTTTTTCTTTTTCTTTGCTGCTTTCTTTGCAGCTGCTTTACCTTTCTTTGTATAAGGGTAATGCTTTCCATTTACGACTGGCATTTTAAAAATCGATATTGGATCTTGATAATTTCTCCATTACTTCTTGTCTATAAGCAGTGTCTCTATCATATCTAGGATCACTCATTGCTTCAACAACTTGAGCTTGACTCTTATAGACATCGGTATTGGCTTTGGGTGCATTTCCTGTTAACATTTTACCGTCATAACCTATGGTATCATTGTACCTATATGCTAAGGATCGTACAGCAAAGAAGGCAGATAATGGGTCACCACGTTCCATCACTGTATCAAACATTTGAACTTCTTGTTCAGTGAGGTTTTGTTGTGCCCACTTCATCATGTTACCATAATTCTCTTTACCTCCAACAACACCTTGAAGTTCATTTACTTCCTGTTGTGTTAGATCTCTTTTAGCAGGTTGTGCTTGATTTGCTTTACGGTATTCAAGATGCATATTAGCAAGATCAGTAGCACTCATCTTGTTCAATGCTTCTAATGTTTCTTTATTATACTCTTTTCCTGATGTAGCTTGATCCCAAAGATCATCTAGAATATTAGATTCAGGTGTTTCCTCTTTAGCTTCTGGAGGTTCTTGTGAATCCTCTTCAGTCTCAGGGTTTTCTTTACCTAATTTTTTCTCTAATTCTACATAAGCTTTCTCAAGTTCTTGAGCATCTTTATATTTACCAGCAAGAAGCTCATCCTGCTGGTTTTGTAACTCTTCTCCTACAGCTAAAGATTCTTGTTCATCTGGTGTAAGATTCTCAATAGAATCTGTAGCTGTTTCTGTTTGTGGATTAGTATCTATTGTTAATGTTTCTGACATTATGCTTCAGGTGGTAGTGGTCCAGCTCCTTCTGTTTGAGCTAATTGTGCAGCTAATGCAGGGTTTTTAGTTGGATCATTGATAGGTGCAGAAGCTAACTGCCCTTGTTGTTTCAAGTCTTCCATTTGCATAGCTTGTTGTTGAGCCATCTGCTCTTGTTGTTGTATCTCTTGTACACTCTTAACAAGATTAAGTACATCAATACCTTGTGCAGCTGCTAATCTCTTAATCACTTCATCAGGATTAATGTATTGTTGAATAGCTTCTGGTCCCATTGTTTGAGCAATAGTAGTTAAGAAAGCTCCTAAAGCTTGTACATCCTGCCCTCTTCCTAAACTATTAATACCAGCTACAATAGTAGGTTTAACCATACCTTTAGGTATACGTGGTATTTCTCCTGTCTTTTGGAAGACATTTAGTTTACGATTTAGATATGGAACAAGGAATTCTACAGTAAGTAATCCAAATAAACCACCTAACTGTTGTTCTAATTCCAACTGGGTCATTTGTACTTCTTGTGCTGTAGTACGTTCACTATCACGTACTGATAGTATAAGGAATGCCTCGTTTAATCTCTTTTCAAGTGTAGCCATCAACTGATAGGCTGTCTGGAAGTCAGCAGTCTTGCCCACTTGGACAACACCTATATCATCTGGTCGTCCTTGAACGATTGCTCCGTTGCCTGCATTCGCCAGCGTCTGTGGTTTAGTAGTGCTTGAGGGTGATACAGTAAACACAACTTTTGCAGCTGCTGCAGAGCCTTCTACGAGTGCCTGAGACAATGCCTCTAATGACTTAAGATCTCCTATGAATTGGCCAACACGACCTCGCCCGTAAGCTTCTCCATCCACAGTGTTAAATCTTAGTGGTAACCAAGGTGTACTATCAACTGGTGCTTTACCTCTTGAATCAGGTAGTACCTTATTATACACCTCTTGATGCCAAATGAATCTATTATTGTCACGTGTGACATGAGTATAGATATCTATCTCTTCCTCATCTTGATCTGTATCTTCATTAGCATCTGACACCATATCCTGTTCAGGAGGTAGGTGCTTCTCTATTAAGTTTTTATGTATACGTTCCTTAGTGACTATTTCAATCACATTGCCGTTGCCATCTCGTTCTAACACAAAGCGGTTAAGAGGATATAGTTTTAGACCTTCTTTGGACATATATATTAGAGCGTTACCTCCTACCACAAGATGTTGTAATGCCTGGTGTATTACCACGCGGTCATCTGATGCTGCAATAGCATCGAGGATAGTACGCTCAATTTTTGCAAATGATAAGTCTAATTCTGATTTTATTTCTGCAGGAAACTCTTCACCTAGTTGAGACTCGTCTACCTGTAGTTTAAAGAAGCTGGTTTGTGGAGGTACGAGGCTTAAAGATAGCTTTGAAGCTAATGCCACTACTCCTTTTGCACCAACGCTTTGCCAAGGTGTCTTAAACTGTTTCATACCTTTCGTGTACTCATCATGTCCACGAATAAGATATGGTAATGTAAGTTTCGATGCGTCTTCCGCTTCAGTTAGAAACTGGGAACGTTCGCCTGATAAATAATCGTAACGTTGTTTTGCAGTCATTATATAATATAAGTATATTTATCTATTGTATTGGGGGACATTTTTCATAAAATATTTTATTCGCTGTTGTGGAGTCATATTATTAACTTTATATCCCTCGATAAGCATCTGTAAATACTTACCTTCTTGTTGTAATTTTCCAATTTTAGACGCTTTATATGTTTCGTCAATAAATACAGGTCTTTTATTTTTTATTTCCTCTAGGATTTTCTTTTGAATGCCAGGGAATTGACTAAATATGTCGTATAATTCGGCGTTGCCTTCCGATGAGGCATCAAAGACTTCTCGCTTAAAACCAAATGGCCCGCCGAACCTATTGTATGTCTCCTCTGCAAGTGCTTCTCGGATGTGGGAGCTGAAGTCGTACTTATCATATCCACCTCCAATTCCTTCTTTAGTTTTATCTTCAACCCAATTCCCAATCTCTTTCGGGATTCTTTTTAAAGTCTGTACAGTCGGGGCGAGAGGATTCGAACCAATATTAATGCCTAAGTCTGAAAGACCAATCCCTGCTATCAAAGGAAACTCTTGACCATACATATTTAGAAACTTGTTCTCCCATTCGTTAGAGAAATCAAATGATGTTGTACCAGGTGTTCCAGAAATATCTGCTATTTCAGTGCCTTTTAAAGCAGAACGAGATTGGAAACCTTCTTGCTCGTTTCTTATATATTCTCTTACATCTTCTTCAGTCCATCCTTCTGGTATCTCTCCCATAGATCCACCAGAATTATAGTAATTCAAAATATTTGTTCTGGGTCCATGAGGTAGTCTCTTACTTGGATCAGGTGGTTCCTGCTTTCCCCAATTAAGAAAAGCAAGATCTTCTCCACCTTCACTTAAATAATCAGGTATAGGAGTTAATGGATCATCACCTCGTTTCCAACTACGATGGTCTTGTGGAACAAAAGATGTCCAACCTTTATCAGCTTTTGCTTGCTCAAAACTCATTGAGAATCTAGGATCATAATTAGATCCTCCAGGATTATAAGAATGATACTTATCAGGGGTTTTTAAGTACCACTCTCCAGCATCCTGATCAAAGTACATTTCACTTGCGGCACTCTGCTTTTTCGTGTATGCAGTCTCTGCACGCTCATAATCCCAGTAGTTTTTAAACCCTGAGTAAGGATGAGACTTCATCCAATCTGACCAAGTAGATGTATCGCGCCTATCAAAATCTCTTGCTGATCCTTGTGGTAGAGGGTTCCTCGCATCCATAGAAGACCAATGAGAATCTATTGTATGCCAAGGATCTTTATTATTATTTTCCGGTAATAATGCTAGTTGTTCTTGAGCTGTATAATTTTTATCTCTTGCTGCATCTACTGCAGATAAATCATAATTTGTTTCTGCCCAATTCTCTACTTGTTTTTGATTCCACTGGGATGGGTCGGTATTAGATTGTGACTTCTGCCATGGATCAGGTTGCTTTCCAGTTTCACTATGTGGATCTATACCTGCAAGATTTAGATAGTTTGACCATGCGTCATCAGTTAGGAATCTTTGTTTTTTTTTATCTTTACTTCCTTGTGTTGCTGCCCAATCTATATGCTTTCCCTGAAATGTGATTTCTTTAGGCTCCCACTTCGAGCCAGTCATACCTGATAATGTATTCCAGTGGGTTTGCCAATTTGTATACGCATCTTTTGCTTGGGGGGTACTAAATTGATTTATTACTGCCATGTTATCTCTCCAATCTATTTATATACCACTCTATAACAGAACGTTGCCCTGCTTTATACATAATACTCGCTAGCTCCTCTTTAGGATGTGGGTTTATGGGTGGGAATTTATCTTCCAGTTCTCGCAGGAGAGATTCTGGGGTTGGTCCCAGCAGAGGCTCAAGCGTACTGGGGTAAATTTGTGTTGTCATGTTCAAAAAAAGCTGGCATTCTGGCTGCCTTAGTCTCAGAAAGTTGAGGTGCTATGCCCTCATACATTAATCTATCACTAGAATCTAGCCAAAATTTTTTGTCCAAATATTTATCGGTAGTATTTATACCTAAAGGTTGTAGAATCCAGTTAATCGTGGCCTTCCTAAGTTTATCCAAAGAAGAAGAAGGACGTAAACCCAACTCATGACATACAAGAGTATTTGATCCGACATGGATCTGCTCGTCCCTGGAGATGTCGGCAGATACAGTGCGAAGAGCAGCATCCCCATTAAACCGAAAGAAAGGGAGTAGAACGAAGAAGATGGCCCGTTCTGCGACCAGAGCTTTGGTAATTGTATGATCAGGATGTTCAATCCAAGCATCTCTTAATAATAGAGCCTCCTTCTCTGACTGTGAATCTGCTCCATGTGCATCTACTATGTATTGTAATGCAAGATCATGTTTAATCTCGTCTTTAACGTTTGATTCAAGAAGTTCCCTAGCAGATAAGGGAACCTCTTTTTCAAGTCCTTCACGTATAAATTCTCCAACTGGTAGCTCCATATGACGTATTGCCAGAGCACGTTTGATGGTTTCTTCAGCACCGTATTTTACCTTTCCTTTAGTGGGTTTTACAGGGGTCCAAGTTCTTTTTCTTTCTAATAACTTAGTGTATGGATGTTTTCTCATTGTTGACAATCGCAGGTTTGTTCATTCAAAATATCCTGCAAGTAGTCTTCGACATCAGTTTCATCTAAAGCAGCATAAGCACTAGATTTGTCCTGAACATCGCCCATTACTTGCAATGAATAATATAAGGATGTTTGGGGGCTATCTAGCCACTCTTCAATGAATGCATTGTCATAGGTTACTACATCACTCCAAGAGTTGAATGAGTATCCGTGAAGAAGTCCCGTATTGTCGAGTAATATCATAATGCCATCTGCTACACGCTTATAAACGTCCCAGCCAACTTCTGAGGCGATCTCGACATCGCCATATTCGTATCTTTGTACTCCAAACTCACCGCTGTCACGATCGACAGTACGAGCTATTGGAGGTGCTATCTCTGGGGTACTTGTATACCCTTTTAAATCTGTACTCCTATATGAACAGGAGGCGGTAGGAGCTATAGCAAAAGCTCTTTCCATGTTATTCCGTCTAGCAATATATGCAGCAGCTTCTATAGCTTCTTTTAATTCAACAACTATATTCTGTGCCATAGGGCTACACTCTTTATACTCTAACGCATTAGCAAAGTCTGCATAAGTTACGTTATGAATGTGGAGGAAGTTTGCCAATCCGAGCATTCCAAGTCCGACTTGTCGGTCGACCTCTGGTGCAAGATATTCTCCACTTCCTCCAACGCCTGTCCTGCCATGGAGATCGCACAGCTCGGACATACCCTGAGCGAAAGCCTTTTTGAGATCCCGTGGGTGACAGGCAGAGAGATTAATATGTTGGAGCAAGCACGTTCCACGTGATCGCACGTAAACTTCAAGGCACACATTCCCGAATATGCGCTTGCCATCCCTTCCGTATTTAATTTTGTTGAGCCAGATGTCGCCGGATCTGATTCCATAAATCAATGCCTCTTTTGTTTTAATATCTAGTTTATTCCATAAACCAGGTGAAATGTCTACACATCTTTTTACCCAAGGTAATTGTGCTCTTGGTGCTGTTATAAATTCAATTATATCTGGATGATCTGCGTCGATATGTATAACGCAAGCTCCATTCTTATAATGTCCACCCCGTCTTAAGGTTTCGTTGAGTGCTGAGTAGATTTTAGCGAACGATACTGGTCCAGAAGCAACAAGACCTTTTTCGTTTTCACTTCCATTGGGTCGGAGCTGAGATAAATGGACTGCAACTCCTGCTCCAAATCGTAAGGCGTGTGAGACGAATCTCCAGGAAGCTTCGATGCCTTCTGGTCCTTCGATTGAGTCATCTACGTTAAATATAGTGCATGACACGGGTAGACGCGATTCAGGATTATCCAACCATTGTTGGACCCGCCCTGTACGAGCTATTAAATTAGCTGTCATTGGATTGTTATGTGTTCAATTAAATTTTTTAATGAATTTCCCATTACAAAATTCTGTCTCTGTAATGCTAAAAATAATGTTATTACATCTTCTTTTTGATGATGATATATTGCGTTCAATCTATCTTCAATTAATCTCATCTTTAGATCTTGCTCCATAGTTAACTTTGTAACCGGGGGAGGGAGTCCATAATCTTGGAGTCTTTGATTTGGTATCATAATCATCAATAGTTAGTATACGAGCTAAACGTGCATTTAACAAAGCATCTTCTTCAGTTAAACCTTTTTCTTCAAAGGTTTCCACAACTGTTTTCCACGAACATCCTTTCTTAGAGAATAGAGCATCAGCTCGCTTAACTCCAATTCCAGGGACTCCGCCATATCCATCAGTTTGATCTCCTGAAAGACACTGAGATAAGTGCCAAGCAGCTCCGCTTTCTTTTGTGACTGTGAATTGTTCATCAAGGTTGTATAATTTACCTGGTATCTGTCTCATATCCTTATCAGGAGAAACAACTATATTACCAGGATGTTCTGTAGCGTATATACCCATAGCATCATCAGCCTCGAGTTGAGGTAAGATAATAACTTCAAACTCATTCTTGAGTTTATTAATTACACGTTTGTAACCACAGGGTTTTTTACGATTTCTGTGCCCTTTGTATTCGGGTAGAATTTTCTTTCTAAAATTTTCAGCGTCTGAAAAAAAGAGTATTAAAGGAGTGAATGCCCCAAACTTGTCTCTAATTTTGGTAAGTTCTCTAATTGTGGCAGCATAAGCATCATTGAAGTTAGAAGTGACAAGGATAGTATCGTCGCTCCAATCAATCTCAGTCTCCGCTGCAGCACAAGACTTGTATACGATGAAATCAGCATCTATTAAAAGTTTCATAGGTGGTTAATGTACTTCTGCCCAATTAGCACCTGATTTAGATTCAGCTGCCAGTGGACATCTTAAGTTATAATACTCACCAGCTTGCATCGCTGTGAGTTCGAGTAAAAATTTTAAGTCTTCGACTTCTTCTTGTTTACATTCAAATTGTAATTCATCATGAATGAATGCAAGTTGTCGAGCAGTTTTTGGTAGATTTTCATGTGCTAAAACCATCCACCGCTTTGCAATAATCGCGGCAGATCCTTGTAAAAGATAATTTAAACTTTTGTGTTTAGAATCAACTAGTATTCTACGTTGATCTAATCCTCTTATAAACCCTCTCTCACTAGCTTTGTGTACGCCTTCCAAAAGCTCTTTAAGTCCTGGGATAGCTTCGACATAAGCTTTCCTGATCTCTTTACCTTTCTTTCGCGCCTTGTCCTCGGGAAGCTGTTGATCATAAGTATGTCCTAATTTAATATCTCCGCACCCGTAAAGGAAGGCGTAGGTGACAGTTTTAACTTGTCTTCTGGTAATTCCAATTTTGTCGGCATTTGTTTGGTGAATGTCTCCGTTGATAAGGATTTCCTTATAGCGGCCTCCATCATAACGCGCAAGATAGTGGGATAATAAGCGTAGCTCAATCCCGCTAAGGTCAGCACCGCACATAATCCTATTAGGACTCGCGGTAAATAATTTCCTGAATTTTTCATCACTAGGTACTTGTGCTAAATTTGGTTTTCGATGAGCTGCTCTAAATGTAGTAGTAGCAGTTGAACAGTGGTGATGTATCCTAGACTTCGTACATAGCTTCTGCCATGCGTTCACGCCTTCTGATATCATCCCTAACTGCTTGGTCAGATCCAAGAGTTTCAGAAAACTCAGAGCTATATCCGTCCCAATATCCTTTAATACGGTCTCGTCTATAACCGCCTTCCCTGAGTTCGTCATTAATGAAGGCGTCCAACCATAATGTGTTTGTAAGATCCACGATATATGATCCCTAGATGTGGGATTTAATTCTTTGAGTTTGGTAAATGTAGCACCAGTTCGAAAGCCCTTGGTCCTATTATCTCGTTTAGGAGTAAATAGTGGTCCCGCAATGAAAGGGTGCCTGTTTCGAAGTAGCTGACAAGTTTCTTCATACTCTCGTCTGAGAGCTGATTCAAGTTCCCGTGCAGCTTTTTCATCAAAAAACCATCCATATTGTTCCTGTTGAGTAAGTATTTGTGCTACCTGGTGTTCTAAATCGACCCATTCAGGTAGGGGTGAAAGTGGTCGCATAGTTTTTTAGTTACTTGTACATCTTGATAACAGTAGTCCTCCATTTCCTGTGACCATCTGGACCAATCGGTAGTCTTACCGTAGTCACCTTTATGTTCGCCTAAGCGATACCCGTAGGCTTCAAGGGAATGTGAACCGTATAATTTTGTTGGCATATCTTTCCACTCATGTTTCTTATCTATATCGAGTAAATTCGGATGATATAAGCGAGATAACAGCAAGGTATCGACAATAGTGCCAATAGGATTAAAAAAGGGATAGATACTTTTAATAATAGGGAGATCAAACCCCACGATATTATGCCCGACAACATAATCAGCCATTTGGATGTATTGGACTGCTCTAACCACAGGGTTAGACATGCCTTTGCCAGGGTTTTCATCGTTGTACGTTTCTGTGTCATCTGTATCTTGATAATAAACGGCAGCACAATGTATATGTGTAACGTTATGAATCAACCCGTTTGTTTCCAGATCGAACACTACTGTTCCAGTGGTAGGTTTTATCTTTAAATCTGGCACGTTTAACTGCCTCTTTACTAGGTGGATTCGGTTTAAGTAATATTGTATTTTCTATATTTCTTACTTCAGAAGTCAGTGGTAGCGTTGAATTCAACGTGGGAATCTTTCTCAGTTTCATATTCAGTAAATAATGAAGTAGTTAAATTGTATTTTATCTTTCCAGCGTACCCAGTCTCACCCGAATAGCGGTTTTTAATAATTCTAAGAGTCGTAACGTCTCTCTCAGTTTCGGCTTGCTGGTCTCGT